GACACACCGTTATATTCAAATTGTTCTGTTTTCAGAAACATGTATTACCTCCGTTTACCCTGCAGCGCCCGCTTCAGTAACGGTGACTTCAGCCACTGCGGCGAACTGACCATTTCCGCTCACCACAGGGATCTGCACCTTACCTGTCGCCACGCCGTTTACCGTAATTGTCATATCTTTCACACTAATGGTGGCTTTCGACGGATCGGCGGAAACCGCTCTGAACGTCTTGTCGGTTGCACTTTCCGGCTCAAAAGAAACCGTCAGGGTGGTTGTTTTCCCTTTTGCCACCGTACCGGATGTAGGCGTCACCTTAATCGCACTGACCGGCGTAATTTTGCTGCGTTCTTCCGCTACAGAAGGTTTACCCACGTTAGTGACTTTCACCGTGCGGGTGATCACTTCTTTCGCCGTCACGGCCTTACCGATACTGCTGACCCAGCCACGAAACACATCCACCGTGCCATTCGGAAAACGGATTTTATAGGCCCGGACATCGCCGCTTTCAAACCAGCCTATAAGCCCTTTCTGACCTTCCTCTCCCGGTTTCCAGGCCAGCGTAAAACTGGTATCACCTGCAGATTTCTGCCCCTGCCCGGTCGCGGTCCAGTCTGCGTCTTCATCATCCAGGTAGTTATCATCGTAGGATTCTGCCGTCATCTCGCCCGGCGTCAGATCCTTCACCTTAGCCAGTCGCTGCCAGTCAGCGTCTGACAACGGGTTTGCATAAGCATCACCCTTGCCGTTGTAAACCCACAGAGTGGTACCGGCACCTTTTACTGGCTCCAGGGGATTTGGTGTTGCCATATCGTCCTCACATCTCGTATGTAATGGAATAAGTCAGATCTGCAGAGCTCCATAACGCCATATCGTCATCACGACGATACTCATAGCCCTGCGTAACCATCGTGGTAATCAGTCCTGCCAGTGCAGGGATCGCAGTCATCGCCGGATAAATCCGGCTTTCCATCCACTGATCGAGCTCCGAATCAGGTACCTGTGCCGGTAAAAACACCTCAATATGCAGTGTGGCCCGCCAGGTATCTGCATCCAGCTCTTCACCTGTATACTCTGCATCCGTCAGATAAACCGCGATCGCAGGAAAATCCTCTTCGTCAAAAACAACGGGGCGACCATCAAACAGCGTCGCCCCGTGTTCATGCTGCTCGAGTGCATCCAGCACTGCGGCACGAATGTCAGTGTGTTTCATCGTTTTATCGCAATCCTCAGTTGTTGTTTCAGCGCGTATGCCAGTTCTTTGGGCAGGCGTTCACGCCGGATACGGTCAACATTCTCATCAAATGCCTGTTTCAGTGGGGCCGCCATCGGGATTTTCACCACCTGAATGGGAAGGCGATTACGCTTTTTCCTTCCCTTGTCGTCATTGCCCTCCTCATATCTGGCCTGGGGAAGACGTTGCATAACATGCCAGCGCCCATTATTTAATCGCTGGATAAATGCCCGCTGATAACGATGCTGACCGGCTTTAAGTATGCTGTTCGGGCGACGCCCCAGCATCCTGATCCCCAGCTTAATCACAGGGAGATCACCGCGGTTAACGATAATTCTGGCATTCGGATTTCTGACCGTCGCCCGTTTCAGTCTGGACCGTTCCTTAACCAGTTTCCGGCGAACCTTTGTCTCCCGGGCAACCTGTGATGAAGACTGATTAATCGCCGTTGTGGCCACGCGGTTAATGGCCATTGCTGAAGCCGCCGGAATGGCGTTTTTACGAACCCGGCTCAGATTGTCAATCGCCTGATCAAGCCCTTTTATCGCCATAATTTCACCCTGCGTTTATCGTCGCCGGTTAACTGCGGGTGGTTGACCACGGTTGAGCCAGAGATAACAGCTGCCCCCGTCATCCGGAGAAACACGATCCACCCAGAATATCTCACCATTAATGGTCAGCGTGTCACCACGCCGCACGGCACGAACCGTATCCGTCCGCACAAATAATGACGGGCTGCTTCCTTCAATACGGACCCCGCCACCGGCAAACCCCAGCGACTCCGGATCGTCAAAAACCCCCTGAACTTCGCTGCCACACTGTGCCCCCGAGGTGAACTGCGCACAGAGCCCCATCACTTCAACGATCGTACTGTCCACCCCCGCAAGGGCGGCATCAAAGGCATTCTGAAAATCACGCATATTCAGCCGTTCCGTGCTGTATCATGGCCGTTGCCAGTGATGATGGCACCAGAACACGCATACCCCGTAACGCCAGCTCAACGGGACGACCTGTCTCCGGGCAATACCCCATTACTTGCAGGCACTTCCGTACCCGGACGGCTTTAACATCATCCGGAGCATCCGTGTTGTTCAACTGCTCACCATCGTCTGTGTGATTTTGATCAGCCCCGCTCTCATCAGAGTGCATAATGCCCTCCGGGGAAACAGCAAGCTCCTCTTCCCACTCAGACACACGTTGAGCAATATCCGCAGCACTCCCCGACATATCCGCCTCGCGCCCCAGCAGGCCAGCCAGTTGACGAAGACGATTCAGATTTTCTTCTTTTGTTGCCATCTCAGCCTCCTGTGAAAAAAGACACGGGGGCATTTCGCCCCCGCTCACGGATTATTTCACCTGTACCACCACAAACTCATCCGGATCCGGCAGCACCATCAGCGGAGCGGACTGCGTCATGGTGAATTCACAGGACGGATCGCCCACGGTCAGCCAGTGTTTCGGGTAACGGGAAGAAGCCACCACTCCTTCAGACAACGCCTGTGCATCCTTAATGGCACCATAGCAACGAATCCCCTCTGCCGCCGTATTCCCCAGCACCAGCATGCCCTCCGGCAGATAACGTTTTTCGGTACCGTCCTCTGCCACATAAGACGTTTTCGCCACCACAATGGCCAGATCGCCGTAATACCCCTTGAAGGACACCACTGCGCCCAGGTCTTTCACTGCCGTTTCGAGTTGTGAATTTGAGCCGCGACGGGTATCCAGTTTTTCGCGGAACAGCTTAAAGCCATTCAGCAGACGCCAGACCGTACCGTCCATAATGGCGATATTCACAAGGCCGCTGGCCTGATCGCAGTAGAGGTCAATATCATGCGTCGGATCAAACGTATCACGGTCCTGCTCAGACCATTTTTTACCGTCAGCCTGCTCAATGTTATTTCCTTCAGAGCGCCCGAAATCCACCTCGACAGTATCAAACTGATCCCCTTCCATGGTGTATTTGCCATACAGCACGGCATTCACCGCCTGCATTTCTTCCACCTGGACAATGGCGTGCTCTTCCTGTTTGAGGTTATCGGTAATGATACGCAGACGACGGTAGGCCGGGTCGTTCAGCTGAGCCGGATCTTCACCAGGAAGGCGCTCAACCGCCTGCTGGTAATTAAATTCGTGTTTGGGCTTGACGTAGCCCGGACGTAACACGCGGGTTTCACCACCGCGATGGCGAAGCACTTTTCCTTCAACGATCGGGGAGACATAGGCCGCCACCGGCGTTTTTCCGGTAATTTTGTCCAGCATCACCTCTTCGGTGTGGAAATTCACCGTACGGCGGAAAAACAGCTCCAGAAACAGCGCACGGAATTTCACTTTTTGTTCGGTATAACCGAGTAACTGGCGGGTCGTAAACAATCCCATAAATCAGTTCCTTTCATTCAGAAATCAGTCAGGCCACCATGGTGGCCTGATAACGTGTTACGGCAGAGCCGCGTGACTCAGGGCTGTGCCGGCAAAGGCATTTGCCTTTTTGTGTTCATCCACACTGTCAGGCCAGCGGATTGCCTCCGTCGCAAAGGTCCCCGACTTGTAATAGGTCAGCACCGTCTCTGTGCCTTCAAGCGGCAGTACCAGTATGCCAACCGCACTACCGGCTTTCTGTCCATCCCAGACCACCAGTTTCCCGGTGGCTTCATCCAGCATCAGGGGCGTCAGAGCCGGTGTTGCAGAAGAAATCCCGCTGCTGCCTGTGGCGGTATGAGCCGGATCATTACCGGCAAAAATACGTACTTCCGCACGCTGTTCAGTGATGGTTTTCGTCACCATTTTGTTAAAACCTCATATTGATGGTCAGCACTGACTTCATGGCATGGCCATGAGCATTTTCACGTCCGCATCACCGTCTGCTGACGTCTGTGACACGCCACCCCGCACCGCTGCCGGTGAATGATTCGCCATGAAATGTTCAAACAAGGCAGTTGTGGATGCAGAGACCGGTTCGGCCTTACCTGATCCCGCAGCCAGCACAGCCCGGGCGTTCTCCACGGTCATTCCCGGGCAGGCCGCCAGTTTTTCAGCCTGCGCTTCTGCCCCTTTTGCCTCATCCAGGGCCATGATCTGATCACGAAGTGAGGGCCCGGCATTCGCCTGCGGTGAGGCAGCCAGGATCGGGCGGGCTTTTTCCACCGTCATCTCCGGCATCGCCGCCAGCGTTGCCGCCAGTTGTTCACGACCTTTCGCTTCTTCACACGCCATAATGCGATCGGCTTCACTCTGCGCGGATGCCACCGGCTGCTGTGGTGCCGCCGCGGCCAGAATCGCCCGGGCCTGTTCAATGCTCATGCCCTGTTGTCCTGCCAGCATCGTGGCAAGCTGTTCACGTCCTTTCGCTTCCTGACACGTCAGGATCCCCATCACTCGCTGGTTCTCCTGCGCGGCAGCTTCCGTTGCAGTTAATTGCGGCATAGTGCCTCCTGTATCATGAGTGTTCAGCGCCGCAGCCATCACGCTGATGGCATCCGACGCATTGATTAATTCATCCGCCAGTCCGGCCTTAATAGCGGACTGACCTTCAAAAACGGCAGCCTCTGTCCCCGTGACAGCTTCCACAGACAGCCCCGTATACATCGCCACTTTTTCGGCAAACATCCGGTGCGCCGCATCAACCCGCTGCTGCATGTCCTGACGCACCTCTGCCGGTAAGGCTTCAAACTGATTGCCATCCACCTTGTGCGCCCCGGCATAAATCAGCGTGATATCCACCCCGGCCTGCGCCAGATGACCGGCATAGCTGACATGGCTCATCATCACGCCAATGGAGCCGATACGGGATGTCTGGGTAACCAGCCGTCGGGAGCAGGCCGACGCCAGCAGCATGGCTGCAGAACAGGCCGTGTCATTGCACAGTGCCCAGACCGGCTTCTGCTGACGGAGGCGGTAAATCATGTCAGCGCAGTCAAACGCGCCGGCGGCCTGCCCGCCCGGACTGTCAATGTCCAGCAGTACGCCCCGCACCTGGCTATCTGCCATTGCCTGCTGAAGACAGGCGACAATGCCGTCATAGCCTGTCATTCCGGAAAATGGCCGCATACCGCCCAGCCGGTGCACCAGCGTGCCGGTCACCGGCAGTACAGCAATACCGTTCACCACCCGGTAAACACGGGCCGGTCGTTTACCTCCGGCCATGTACTCGTCCGTTTCAGCCAGCATTCCGGGAGCATCAAGCTGTACCTGCTGTTGTGGTACCGAAAGACTTGCTGCCCCCATCTCGCGCCCGAGCGCGCAAAAGAAAACCCGCGCATAGGCGGGCTCCAGAAGCAGTGGTTCATTGAATGCTGCGGCAATAATGTGTGAAAGATTACGTCTCACGTGGTGTTGTCTCCTCTTCCGGCCTGCGGCTCTCCGCTATCTGCTGCTGATACGCCTGCGCTATCCACACCGGACGTGAGAGTCCGGCTTTTTCCCGCTCTGCAGATTCCCTGACCTGCTGGCGGAAAATGTCCTGATAATCCTCGCCCATCAGCGCCAGCTCTTTCTCATACGTGCTCAGTCCGGCCTCAATGCGCATCACTGATTCCTGAACCTCCTTGAGCCCGTCAATGGCCATTCTTCCGGCTCCAATCCACTCAGCCCGTGACCAGGCTGATCGCGCCTGATAAAAATCAAAACGTGCCCGTGGCGGACGAATAATCCCCCGAAGAAGTGCCTCTTCCAGCCAGCAGGAAAACATCTGCGTGGCCAGCCGGGACGCAATAAATTTTCGCCGCCCCATAAAATAGCGCCACGACTCATTGGCGGAGGCGCGGGCACTTGAATAACTGACCTTCGAGTAATCACGGGACAACTGTTCGTAGGAAACGCCAAGACCGGCGGCGATATACCGCAGCAGCGCCTGTTCAAGCGCCGAAAATCCATTGTCTGAATCCTGCGCGGTCTGAAGTTTCAGATCATCACCGGGGAAAAGGTGCGGAATTTTGACACCGCCCAGCGTCACGCTATTCGTGTCATACCAGGTGGAGAACTTATCCAGAATATTAATAAGCGGATTATCCTTCTGCCCCTGCGGCGCACCGGCGATATATTCAAAGGCCTTTTCGGTATCAAGGTCACTTTCAATCGTCGCTGCATACATCGCCTTCACTATGGCCGACTGAAGCTGTGTTGCCTGCAGGGAATCGAGCATCTTCAGCCGTTCCATTACGCTGTAAAACTGATTGGCCCCACGGGTCTGCCCGTCCTCCACCGGCTCGAAAATATGCAGCATGGCCGGACGCCCGGTGGGAAGTTCACGCGGGATCCGTTCCCATCGTCCACTCCCGGAGAACGGAAAATCATCCTCACAGATATGGTACGCAACGGCACGACCATATCGATCGACCTCCACACCGGCCCGCAGAAAACGGTTCCCCATACCGTGTCCTGGCGTGTCCACCCGTTTCGGACTCACGGCTTTAAAACGCGTGCGGAATAACTGCGTGGTTTCCGTATCCCAGACCGGCTGCACAAAGATTTCGCCGTTAAAGGCATGAACGCCCACACCTTCACGGATAAATTCCGTGAACGTGCGTTTCCCTTCCACGTCGATCTCGCCAAACATCCCTTCTGCGTATTCCGACCAGGCCGCCTCCACCTCATCGACAAAACTTTTTGCCGCAGTCTCCCGCATCCCCAGCCAGCGCCAGTTCGGACGGTAGCTGATAAGAAACATATGCCCGACAATATGATCCTTATGCAGGGCCACCGCATTAGCCGCTATCCCGTTATTGCGTACCAGATCATCTGCACGGGCATTCCCCAGACGCAACGCGGGCAGCAGGGCCGCATCGGCACTCTGCGAGGGTGGCAACCACTCCGCCATTTGCCCGCCAAATCCTGCACCGCCCCCGTGGTAGCTGAGACTCTCCCGAAGCGGAACGCCGTTCACATCAATCAGGACAGGCGTTCGTTTCATAACCTCACTCCCAGCGGACGACGGCGACGGCGGGTTGTCCCCAGTACCGACTCCGCATCATTGATCGCACGGTTAAGCTCATCCAGAGAAGCCGCCGTATATTCAATTCTGCGACCATCTTTCTGGACAGACACCACCCGTTTACCGGTTAATAAATCAAGGCGCGCCTGACGCAGCGCCTGCAGTTCAGCGACTGTAACCATTCACTCCTCCGGACAGCTTCGCTGCCAGTTCTTTCAGGGTTGGCCGGGTCGTCTCTTCTTCCCGGGATTTTGCCAGTACAGCCAGATCAAGCTGCCAGCGTTGCACGGACACACGTAATGCCGCGTAGGCATACACCAGGCAGTCCAGCGCTTCGTTACGCCGCTTTTTGTTATCCCACAGCAGACGCATCTTTCCTTTTTCCCACTTCTCCACAAGCTCTTCCGCCACCAGTTGCTGCGCCTCTGTCTGCGAAAAAATCTCCGGATCATCAGGAAAACGGATGGCATACGACGTGGCCTCATCCGCAGGCGTGGGAGCGGCTTTCATACGGGCATAGAGAATTTCTTTTGCAGTGTCCGTCCCCACTTCACACAGATACACGCCCCGCTGATTGCGGGTTTTTGGCATGGTGATCACCGGCTTGCCATAGACAGACGCGCCTTTTACCGGCAGCACCCGGAAAACACCGTGTTTTTTTGATCTCTGATAAACGATTTCGCCATCGATCCCCCCGGTGTCCCAGCAGACACGGGAAATGGTCATTTCGGTTCCGTCTGCATGGCGGTATTTTTTGTTGATCGCCGCATCCACACGTAACAGCGTCTCTTCCTCATCAGGACGCCCCATAATGATGATTTTATCCACCAGAAAGGCTTCCTCTCCCGGAGCCCATCCCCAGACATACATCTCAAAACGGTTTCGCTGCGAGTCAATGCCCGCCGTCAGATAAACCACCCGGGCAGGCACCGCCGCCGTGTAACGCACAACCTTATCCATCAGCACCTGGTGATCGAGTTTTTCGCCCACGGCCTCTTCCCAGGTCTCGCCCAGCGTGGTGTTCACAAAGGTTTTCAGGCCGTTGGGATCTTTCAGTGCATCCAGCCAGTCATAGACAATCTGTACCCAGGTGGTGAACGGACTGTACGCCGTCCAGATATGGAACGTGATGGAGCGCGGCGGCGGAATTTCATTATCCGCGGCGCTGAAAAAC